AGATGCCCAGCAGCAAGAAACCACAGTTCAAGGCCGCAAGGATGCGGGCCCTAATCAAACAAAACCTGGACGCTATGAAGAAGTGGTCTGGGCAGAGCGTTGAGGAGCTGATTAAACAGCTGGATGGCCTGGCTGATATTGAAGTTGCGTTTGCTAAGGCAGAGCTACAGCGGGCAGTACCTGCAGCAGTCAAGACACAGGTGCGGACTGTTGAGGTCACTGAGTCTTTCGCCAAGGCTGTGGTGAAGGCTGACCCACTGGATGTAGGCACCAACCTTTTGCAGGGCAGCTTCGAGGAGGCCGTGAAGGGGCCGGGTTCAGTGATGAAGTTGACGGCACGGCAGGGCGCTGTCATTCGTATGCCTGACGGGACCAGCATCGTTAAGGCATTTCGTGGCCTAGCCGAACGCCAGGGTGAGTTGTTTTCCCGTGCTGTTCTGGATGGCCTGCTTACGGGTGAGAGCACGGAATCAATCGCCCGGTCTCTGTATGGGGAGCTGGGGTTTTCGACTGAGGCACTGACCCCACGCCAGGTTGCCTTGGCTCAGAAGGGCAACGCTTGGAAGATGGCCAAGCATCAGGTGCGGACGTTGGTGCGGACCAGCGTCAACGCCACGTCAAACGCTGCAAGCCTGCAGGTTTACAAGGCCAACCCAAAGCTCACTAAGAAGTACAGGTGGATTGCCACGCTGGACAGCAACACAACGGCCATCTGCCGGAACCTTGACCAGAAGGAGTTTTTTTACGGCAAGGGGCCAACACCATCGAACCCACCGCACTTCGGCTGCCGGTCTACGACGGTTCCGGTCATTGATTACGCGGGTGCATCCAAGAGATTTGGCGTTGATATAAAGCCACCTAGTTCAAAGATTGGCTATCGACCGACAAAGGAGGGCACGCCGTCCAGTACAGACCCCAAGGGTGGCCGTGTGCCTGTGGGCACTAGCGCAGCTCAGCACCTGTATGACCTACGGGGCACAACTAAAGCAGGCCGCAAGTCAAGGTTCGAGGCCAGCCCGGCTCAGGCCCGGATGCTGAACGGTGGCAAGGCAACGCCTGGAGCATTTGAGAAGGCGCGTTACTTCAACCGCCTGGCTGATCGCTATGGCCCAGAGGGAGCCATGAAGCGGTTCATGAGAGAGGACGGCTCAGAGGTGAGCTTGAAGCAGCTTCGGTCCCGTTATGGAGAGCCGGACAAGATCACACGGGGCAAGAAAGCCGCGGCCCCGAAACCTAAGCCCAAGACAACGCAGGATCTGCGCGAAGAGCTGGAGCGGGCTAAAGCCAAAACAGCTGCGACTAAAGCAGCTGCAGACAAGGCCAAGGCAGAAGCCGATAGGACAAGGCGTGCGCTTGAAGCTGAAACACGAAGACAACTGGCTTCAGTGCCTTCAAGTGGAGACCCGTTGCAATACGTTGCTGGGCATCAGCTAAGCAATGGCAAGGCCAAGATCGGAGCCGCAGAAGTACGAAACAGCTTTGCTGAGCTAGCCAAAGGCAACACGGAATCGGCAAAGAATTTCAGGGCAATGATGCAGTTCCAAGAAAAGAACGACCTGAGCACCATCTGGTCAACTGGTCGCGAGAAAATGCCAAGCGATTTCAAGCATTGGACTGATTCAGAGGCGTTTAGGTCTAGCCAGGTTGCTGCCATCGCTCGTGGCAAGAAAACCATGCCCACAGGCGGCCGCATCAAGGATGAAGCCAACATCTCCAGCATTTACAACGAAAAGCTGTTGAGGGACATCGACGAAGGCTATTTCGGCAGCCGCATCGTTGCGCTTGGCAAGTTGAAGTCAGGCGAAGCTGGGCACACCGCTAACAGCTTTGGCGCGATCGTTGTCAAGCAAGGCAGCCATCAGGTCACGATTAACGCGTCAAGGGCTGAGCGAATCCGTGCAGCGACCAGGGAGACCGTAAGAAGCTCAGCGGAGGGCCGTCCTAAATATGTGACGTATCAAGACCTAATGAAGAAAGGCACGGTAAAGGCCCCTGAGGATTGGCTGATGACCTATGTGCATGAGATGGGCCACCAAGTTCACTACGCGGCTGGCGTGCCTCAGTTCAGAGGGATGCTGCCAACAGACCTGCTGCAGCGTGCAGCTCAAAACAACATGGACGGCATTAAAGCTCTGGGTGAAATCAAAGCAAAGACATGGAAGCCGTCAAAATATGGAGACAGCAACGAATACGAACGCTTTGCTGAGACATTCGTCCAGTACGTCTTCGCCCCGGAAGAACTCAAAAAGGCCAGCCCAGACGCTTACAACTGGGTTAAAGCCGCTTTGGAGAAGGGCCTGAAATGACAGTTGACGAGGCACTAGCGTTGGTCGGAACCTGGCCGGTAAATCGCAGCGTTCCGCGCAAGCTGGCTGATGCAATAAAAGCTGCCCGTGGCCTTGATCGTGCCCAGCTAAGCATGATGACTGAAATTCTCATGGCAGCTTCTGAAAAAGCTGCTGACTATGAGCTAATTGAGAAGTATCTGGGCTGAAGTTAGGCTGGATGTGCTGATAGGGCCTGTCCCATGCAACTCCACAGCAAATTCAAGTTCAAACCGACCACTGAAGAGGCTCCGGCCTGCCCTCCCAAAAAGCCCGCTGCCAAGAAAAAAGCAGCTAAAACAGAAGAACCTAAGGAGGACAGCTGATGCCCGGTTACAAAGGCCCCATGAAGCCCCAGAAACCTGCGGGCAAGAAAAAGCCTAAGAAGAAGAAGTAATGGCCAAAAAGCGGCGGCGTGTCCCTAAGGACAAGGCCACTGGCCTGCCGAAGAAGTACCTGTCGGGTGCTAAGAACCGCTCTGCCAAGGCACGAGAGCTAAAGCGAACCGCTGACGCCTACAAGCGCGGCGAGTTTATCGACATCAAAGCTGTTTCTGCTTCAAGGACTAAGCAAGGTGGCACCAAAAAGAAAACCACTAAGCGAGGCAACAAAGGCCGCTCTTAAAAAGAAGGCCGACAAGTCTCGATTCACCTATGGGCAGCTGGCTGCGGTCTACCGTCGCGGCCAGGGCGCATACCTGTCGAGCGGTTCTCGGAACGTGTCGATGGCCGCCTGGGCCATGGGCCGGGTTAATAGCTTCGTTTCTGGCAAGGGCGGCGCACGAACGGCCGACGCTGACCTGCTGAAGAAGAAAAGGAAGAAGTGATGGCCAAGCGCGATCCACGTCTGGATAGGTATGGCCTGTCAGGCTTCAACAAGCCCAAGCGGACCCCTGGCCATCCCAAAAAAAGCCATGTTGTCTTGGCTAAGGAGGGCGATCAGGTCAAGCTGATCCGTTTTGGCCAGCAAGGCGCGAAGACTGCGGGTAAGCCCAAGGCAAACGAAAGCCAAAAGATGAAGGACAAACGGGCCAGCTTCAAAGCACGGCACGCCAAAAACATTGCACGGGGCAAAATGTCTGCAGCTTGGTGGGCAGATAAAACCAAGTGGTCTTAATATCAAACCGCAAAACCTTATGGGTTATTCATGGCTGAAGAACAAGTGCAGGAGTCTATGACTTCTCAATCTTCAAACGACGTTGAAGCATTAAAAGCAGAGCGTGAAGCACTGCTCAAAAAGAATTACGAGCTGATTGGCAAGCTGCAGAAAAAAGAGCTGATCAATGAAGTGCCTGATGATTACGAGGCACTGAAGAAGTTCAAACAGCAGGCTGAGCAAAGCAAGCTGGAGTCAGAAGGCAAGTACACAGAGGCCAGGCAGGCCATGGAACAACAGTTCCGTGATGCCAGCGCAGAAAAGGATCAGCGCATCAAAGAGCTGGAAGCCCGTGTCAGAGATCTGGAGCTGACTGCTCCTGCAGTCAGTGCCCTTTCAGAGATCGTTCATGACCCTGATCTGGTCATGCGGAACTATCTCAAGGACAAAGAGATTCAGCAGGGCAATAACGGCCCCGTGGTGGTTGATGGCTATGAGCGCATTCCTGTTGCTGATTGGGCTCGAAACAACGTGCCGGACTGGGTGCAGAAGGCTCCCAAGCCCCAGGGCGGTGGCGCACCTGCAGCGCGGAGCGCATCAAGTGGTGGCCTTGATCCTGATTTGCTGCGTGATTTGACCGTCGGCGGCATCAATCGCGGCATCAACATGTCGGCCCTGGGCGAAATTATTAGAAAACACCCCGAAAATTGGCAGGATTACAAAGCTGAGGCGGAACGACGTTTGCGCGAGCGTTAATATGTTTGCAAGTCCGAGGGTTATGCCTGTCGGCCAAAGGGTTATGCCCACACCGTAAACGTTACTTCAGGAGATCATGGCCACCCTTCGGTCAGACTTGATCATCCCCGAGGTATTCAGCCCCTACGTCATCGAGGAATCGACCCGTTCCGACGCATTTTTGCAGTCGGGTGTGGTGCAACCGATGGCCGAGCTGAATACTTCCGGCGATGGCAGCGGAGATTTCGTCTCCGTGCCTTTCTATAAGGCAAACCTTTCTGGTGACTTTGAGGTGCTGACCGACAGCACTTCTTTGACCCCAGGCAAAATTGAGGCAGATCGCCAGATCGGCGTGCTGCTTCGGAGAGGCAGGGCGTTTGAGGCGAGAGACCTCGCGGCCTTGGCATCTGGCTCGGACCCCATCGGAGCCATTGGCCAGAAAATG